GCCAGCGTCATTTGGTCATCAAAGTTGCGTGCCTCGATACGGGCAGCGACGATAGAGAATGCTTTGTAGGCGGATGCATTGATAGTGATGAATGTCATGATGAAACTCCAGAAACTTGGGGGAACTGTTCCCCCGGGTTGATCCCAACAGGCCGAATGCCTATTGAGTGACTGCATTGTAGCATATAGGGCTTTTCCACGGTCTTTTCGGCATCCTGTAGACCCTACCGTACCCCTATCACCCCTTTATGGTGAAGCTGTGGCTGCGTTGCAATAACACTGTTCCAGCCAAACACTCTCCATTTTGTAAAAACTTGGACTTCGCCGTGTTGTACTTGGACTTCCCCTATTGCAGACTCCCCCCGCTGCAAACACCCCCCACCCCAATTTAAAACGCAGACCCCCCACCCCCTATAAAAATTTTTAGCAAAAAAAAGCCCACCGAAGTGGGCTAAAAGCGCACCATGCGCTTACAGGAGAAACAAATACCGATTTGAGTGTACACTATCAGTTCGAAGCGACACAAACTGTTGTTTACGCGGAGGGTCATGTTTGATAATCTTGTAAATTTCACGCCTAACCCGGCAGGGGTAGGGGATTTCATCCCCTTTGAGAAAGCCGCGCCCGTAGATATCCTCGACGCTCAGGTTGCAACGGATCGGTGGCTGAAAGATTTAGGCGTTCCCTCCGACACTGACCTCGACACCAAGAGCCAGCAGAACGCTGCGCGGGAAGCCTTCACCTCCCTGAACTTTGATGTTGACAACACCAAGCAGCGGACCGCACTAGCAGTTATTAAGACGCCTGCTGCAGTGCAGCATTTGTCGGGGATGTTGACCGCCTACGATTGGGAGTTCATTCATCAGGCCAAGGAACTCCGCGGCTATACCGTCTCCAAGATACTTGAGGAAACCAAACACCCCGACGCCCGCATCCGGCTCAAGGCGCTGCAGATGCTTGGAAATGTTACGGAAGTGGCACTTTTCACCGAGCGCGTCGAGGTTATTAAAAAAGACGCCAGCGAGGAAGAGATCGAGAAGCGCTTGCGCGACAGGCTCGCCAAGTTCCTGACACCAATAGACGGGGCGACGGTCACAGATGTGACGCCTGTGTCAGAACCCACTCCCGCCATGACGCTGGATGCCGAGATCGGCATAGTAGCCGAGCGCAGGAATGCTTGACGAACTGACGCCAGACGCTGTTACCCGCTTGCTTGCGGACTTGCCGAATATGCCGGCGACAGAGAAACTCGCCCTCTTGGATGAGTTAGAGACGCTAGATACTAAGAAGGGTCTGCAGGCGTGCCGGGATGACTTCCTGAAGTTCTGCGCTTATATGTACCCGGATTGGAAGGAGGGCCCGCACCATCGGTATATGAAAGGCCCGCTGCACAACGTCAAGAATGGCGACGAGTTGCGCCTGACGGTCAGTATGCCCCCACGCTTTGGGAAGTCAGAAACCATTGCCTACTTGTTCATTGCGTGGTATCTGGGGCACCACCCGCACCATCACATCATGATGGCAACGCACACATCCACGCTGTCTGCAGACTTTGGCCGTAAGGTGCGCAATTTGATCGATACGGACAAGTACCGCGGCATCTTTCCGCATACCATCGTCTCAAAGGACAAGTCTGCGTCGGACAACTGGGCGACGACCTCCGGGGGTAAATACCTAGCCATTGGTATCGGGGCGAACGTGGCCGGCCACGGCGCTCACTTACTGATTGCTGACGACTTGGTGTCCGAGCAGGCGGTGCTGGCAAACCCGGATGCAGCCTTTGATACGGCGTGGACGTACATGCAGGTCGGCCCCATGCAGCGCTTGATGCCCGGTGGTCGGATTGTGATGATTGGTACGCGCTGGGGTAAGAAGGATCCCATTGGGCGGGCGCTGGCGTGGGCGGAGCACAACCCCACAGCGCTGCCGTGGCACGAGATAAGGTTCCCGGCCATACTGCCGTCAGGCAAGAGCCTGTGGCCCGGGCAGTGGCCTGTGGAGCAGCTTCTGGCTAAGAAGGCCGGCATGCAGCCGCAGTACTGGACGGCGCAGTACATGCAGGAGCCCACCAGCGAGGAGGGGGCGCTGTTGAAACGAGACTGGTGGAAGCTTTGGGAGAAAGAAGACCCGCCGGATATGGAGTTTGTCATTCAGGTCTGGGACACCGCGCATGAGACCAAGAATAATAACGACTACAGCGCCTGCACAACGTGGGGCGTCTGGTACAACGAAGAGAGCCACCGGCACGAGTTAATGCTGCTCAACGCTATCAAAGCCCGCTGGGAGTTCCCGCAGCTTAAAGAGATAGTATTAGAGCAGTACAAGGAGTGGGAGCCGGAGTGTTTGCTCGTTGAGAAGAAAGCTGCCGGCGCTCCGCTCATACAAGAACTGCGGCAGATGGACATTGTTGTTGAGGAATATAGCCCGTCGCGGGGAGCCGCAGGGGTATCAAACGATAAACGGTCTCGGGTTAACTCTGTGTCCCCACTACTTTTTGATGGTATCGTATGGGCTCCAGACTTCCGTTGGGCGTATGAGGTCATCAACGAATGCGCAGAATTCCCCAATGGAGAGCACGACGACTACGTTGACTGCGTGACGATGGCCTTGAGCCGTTACAGGCGCGGCGGGTTTATTTCGTTGAAATCAGATCGACAAGATGAACCTAAGATATTCAAGCGGAGCCGACAGGCCGCATACTATTAAGAAAGCACTACTGACATGGCTACATCTAGTTTTGATAAGTCCCTCTATCAGGCCCCTATGGGTTTGGAAGACATGGGGGCCGCAGGTGATGAAGCAATTGAAATAGAGATTGTCGACCCCGAGTCGGTCAAGATTGGTATAGATGGCATGGAGATTGAGATCGATCCCGATGCAATGAGCGATGAGGATTTTTCTGCCAATCTGGCCGAAGAGATGACCAGCAGCGCCATGCAGACCCTCGGGTCTGACCTGACTTCGGAGATTGACAACGACAAAACCGGACGCAAGGACTGGGAGAAAGCCTACACCGAGGGCCTGAAACTGCTGGGCCTGCAGTACGAAGAGCGCACAGAACCGTGGAACGGCGCTTGTGGTGTGTTCCACCCAATGATCACAGAGGCAGTTGTTCGCTTCCAAAGCGAAACAATCACCGAGACATTCCCTGCCGCCGGCCCGGTGAAGACCAAGATCATTGGTAAGGAGACCAAAGAGAAGAAAGAGTCCGCGGTCAGGGTTCAGGCAGACATGAACTGGCAGTTGACCGAGAAGATGGTGGAGTTCCGGGCCGAGCACGAGCGGATGCTGTGGAGCCTGCCGGCCACAGGTTCCGCGTTTAAGAAGGTCTACTACGACCCCAGCCTTGGCCGGCAAGTCTCCATATTTATCCCCGCAGAAGACATCCTGCTGCCCTACGGCGCGTCCGACATCCAGTCTTGCTACCGCGTCACGCACGTGATGCACAAGACCAAGAACGAGATACTGAAGCTGCAGGCCGCTGGGTTTTACCGGGAATGCGACATTGGCGACCCGACCAAAGAAACTACCGACATTGAGAAGGCCAAGGACAAAGAGACCGGGTTCAGTGATTTAAACGATGACCGCTTCACCTTGTACGAAATCCACGCAGATCTGGATCTGAAGGGTTTTGAGGATGTTGACAAGGACGGCGAAGAGACCGGGATCATGCTGCCCTACGTAGTTACCCTAATCAAGGGTACGGGCGAGGTTTTGGCGATTCGCCGCAACTGGGAAGAAGATGACGAGCTTAGACTTAAACGACAGCATTTCGTTCACTACCAATACATACCGGGTTTCGGAGCGTATGGTTTCGGACTGTTCCACCTCATCGGGGGGTTCGCGAAGTCGGCTACCAGCATTATGCGACAGCTTGTGGACGCGGGAACACTTTCCAACCTCCCCGGCGGTCTTAAAACCCGAGGGCTACGCATCAAGGGAGATGACACCCCCATTGCCCCCGGTGAGTGGCGGGATGTAGATATTGGCTCTGGGGTGATGCGGGACAACATCCTGCCCCTGCCCTATAAGGAACCCAGCCAAGTTCTCTACACGCTGCTGGGGAACATTGTCGAAGAGGGCCGCAGGTTTGCCGCTACCGCGGACTTGAAGATCAGTGACATGTCGGGCCAGTCGCCTGTAGGCACAACGCTGGCTTTGCTGGAGCGCCAACTCAAGGTGATGACCGCGGTGCAGGCGCGTGTGCACGCGGCGTTTAAGCAAGAACTCAAGCTGCTGGCGCGGATCATTGCGGACTACACAGACCCTGACTACACGTATGAGCCAGAGGTTGGCGACAGGAAGGCCAAGAAGGAAGACTACGACGATGTGGATGTGATCCCCGTCAGCGATCCCAATGCGGCCACCATGAGCCAGCGGGTGGTGCAGTACCAAGCTGTGATCCAGATGGCGCAGATGGCCCCAGACATTTACGACTTGCCGCAGTTGCACCGCAACATGCTGGAGGTCTTGGGGATCAAGAACGCAGAGAAGCTAGTCCCCCTGCCAGACGACCAGAAACCGCTGGATCCGGTGACAGAGAACATGATGATCATCAAGGGAGAGCCGGTCAAGGCGTTCTCGTATCAAGATCAGAAGTCGCACATTGCCGTCCACATGGCGCTGATGCAAGACCCGTCTATTACGAAGCTGATTGGTCAGAACCCCAAGGCTCCCCTTATTCAGGGGGCCATGATGGCGCACATTGCCGAGCACGTGGGCTTCCAGTACCGGCAGCAGATCGAGCAGCAGCTAGGGATGCCCCTGCCGCCGCAAGACGAGAAGCTGCCACCGGAAGTTGAAACGGCGTTGTCGGGGATGATGGCGCAAGCTGCGCAGCAAGTGCTGCAGCAGAACCAAGCCCAAGCAGCGCAGCAGCAGGCTCAGCAGAACCAGCAAGACCCGTTGATTCAGATGCAGCAGATGGAGCTTCAGATCAAGCAGCAGGAGTTGCAGATTAAAGCCCAAGACTCCCAGATGAAGAACCAGATTGCCATGCAGCAGTTGCAGTCCAAGAACCAGCAGATGGCTCAGCAGGCCGCTATGCAGGAGAAGAAACTGCTGGTCGACGCCACCACACAGTCGGACAAACTGAAACTGGAGCAGCAGAAAGCACAGTTGCAGAGCCAGCTTGCCGGCCTCAAAGTCGGCGCACAGATACAGGACAGCAAAGCCAAGTTGGCCGCTCAGCAGCAAGAAGCTGGGGTCAAGATGGGTATTGATATTGCCAAGAGCAAGGCACAAGCCATGCAACAACCGAAAGCTCCAAAATGATCCAAGATTTTGTGCGGGTACTGCGCGAAAAGATTCGTACCGACATGAACAACTACGCCGATGACTTGGCTGGGGGTGCTTGTCGCAATTTTGAAGAGTACCAAAAACTCTGCGGGACTATTCAGGGTCTAGCACTCGCAGAGCGTTACTTAATTGACCTTGCTGAGAAAGTAGAAAGAGCCGATGACTAATCTGATTCTTCCACCCGGCATTAGTTTGCCAAAAACTATCCAGTCTAGGGAAAACCCTAGTGAGGATGCGTCCCAAGAAGAGAAAGCCACACAGTTGCCTGACCCCACGGGTTGGAAATTGCTGTGCGTTGTGCCAGATGTAGAGAAAACTTTTGAGAATTCCAGCATTGTCAAAGCGGATCCCTACATGCGGCAGGAAGAACACGCCACTACCGTCCTTTTTGTTGTAAAAGTTGGCCCCGATGCGTACAAAGATCAGGCTAAGTTCCCCGGTGGTGCGTGGTGTAAGGCTGGCGATTTTGTTTTGGTGCGTACCTATTCAGGTACACGCTTCAAAATCTACGGCAAAGAGTTCCGTCTGCTTAATGATGACCAAGTAGACGCGGTTGTGCAAGATCCACGAGGCTTAACTCGTGCGTAAGGAGTAATAAATGGCTGACAAATTTGAATTTCCCGATGAAATTGAAGCAAAAGCGGGTGCAAAAGAGGAGGAGGTCGAAATTGAGATTGTCGATGACACCCCCGTCCCCGATAGAGGCCGATTAGCCCTTGATCGCCCGGTTGAAGACCCGACAGACGAAGAAATCAACTCGTACTCGGACAAAGTAAAGGGCCGGATCAAGGAATTGACCCATGCCCGACACGATGAACGGCGTGCGAAAGAGTCTACAATCCGCGAAAAGCAGGAGCTTGAGAATCTTGCCCAGCAATTGCTGGATGAGAACCGGCAACTGAAGGAATATGCCAATACTGGCGCTAAGCAGTATGCAGAAACCGTAAAGCACGCGG